GCGTTGCGGCTGCTAGGTGTGCTGGCCGAAGGTGAAACGCCTTCCGCAGCCGTGTCTCAGGACTGCTTGATGGCGCTCAATCAAATGATTGAGTCATGGAACACCGAGCGCCTGTCCGTCTTCTCAACCATCGACCAAATCTGCAACTGGCCGGTCGATCAGATCAACGCAACCCTTGGCCCCACCGGATCGCTGGTGCGTTTGAACGGCACTGCCGAGCGCCCCATCCTGGTTGATGACGCCACCTATTTCCGTGATCCGCAGACCAATGTGTCCTACGGCATCAAGCTGATCAATCAGCAGCAGTACGACGGCATCGCGGTCAAAACCGTGACATCCACGTATCCCCAGGTCATGTTCGTCAACATGACCTATCCGAACATTGACATCTTCATCTACCCGCGGCCCACGCGACTGTTGGAGTTTCATTTCATCAGTGTGCAGCCGCTGGATCAGCCTGCAAACCTGTCCACGCAGATTCTGTTCCCTCCGGGTTACCTGCGGGCCTTTGCCTACAACCTCGCATGCGAAATCGCACCCGAATTTGGCGTGGAGCCATCGCCCCAGGTCATGCGTATTGCCATGACCAGCAAGCGCGATCTGAAGCGCATCAACAACCCGGATGATGTGATGTCTATGCCGTATTCGCTGATCGCAACGCGCCAGCGATTCAACGTCTATGCGGGTAACTACTAATGAAGACCCCGATCCTTGGCTCGACGTATGTGGCCCGCAGCGTCAATGCTGCGGACGCTCGCATGATCAATCTTTTTCCCGAGGTTGTCCCCGAAGCGGGTAAAGAACCAGCGTACCTGCAACGCTGCCCAGGGCTGCTGAACCTTGCAACCATTGGTGACGGGCCGATCCGCGGGCTGTGGTCCTTCTCGTCCGACAACTCTGTCGCCTTTGTTGTCTCGGGCAACAGCCTGTACAAGATCAACACCAGTTACACCCCCACGCTGCTGGGCACGATTACGGGCACCGGGCCGGTGAGCATGGCCGACAACGGCACTCAATTGTTCATCGCTGCCAACGGCCCCAGTTACATCTACAACAACACGACCAACGTGTTTGCACAGATCACCGATCCAGACTTCCCTGGCGCAGTGACCGTTGGTTATCTGGACGGCTACTTTGTGTTCAACGAGCCAAACAGTCAGAAAATCTGGATCACGAGCCTGCTTGACGGATTGTCGGTCGACCCCCTCGACTTTGCCAGCGCCGAGGGTTCTCCTGACGGCGTGGTTGGCATCATCATCGACCACCGCGAGGTCTGGGTCTACGGCACAAACAGCGTCGAGGTTTGGTATGACGCGGGCACTCAGGACTTTCCGCTCCAGCGCATTCAGGGTGCGTTTAACGAGATCGGCTGCATCTCGGCCTACACGATTGCCAAGATGGACAACGGCATCTTCTGGCTGGGCGCTGACGCCCGAGGCCAGGGTATTGTCTACCGGGCCAACGGCTACACGGGTCAGCGCATCAGCACCCATGCCGTCGAGTGGCACATCCAGCAGTATGGCAATTTGACCGATTCGCTGGCTTACACCTACCAGCAAGACGGCCACAGCTTCTACGTGCTCATTTTCCCCAGTGCCAACACGACATGGGTGTACGACGTTGCCACCGGCGCATGGCATGAGCGGGCTGGCTGGAACAATGGCTCATTCACGCGCCACCGCAGCAACTGCCAGATGGCGTTCAACAACAAGATCATTGTGGGCGACTACGAGGACGGCAACATCTACGCCTTTGACCTCGACACCTACGCTGACAATGGTCAGATTCAAAAGTGGCTGCGGACATGGCGGGCGCTCCCGACAGGTCAAAACGATCTTAAGCGCACGGCGCACCACAGTCTTCAGATCGACCTGGAGTCAGGTGTTGGCCTTAACATTGGGCAAGGCAGCGACCCCGAGGTCATGCTGCGCTGGTCAGATGATGGTGGTCATACGTGGTCCAACGAACACACAGCGTCAATTGGCAAGATTGGTCAATACTACCGCCGGGTGTTCTTCCGTCGTCTTGGCATGACCATGAAGCTGCGCGACCGGGTGTATGAGTTGTCGATGACTGACCCGGTAAAGACCGCAATCATGGGCGCTGAACTGATTCTTAGCCCGACTACGGCTTGACGATGGCAACCGTCGATTTAACCAACATCACACCCCCCAGGGTTCCGATCATTGATCAGCGAACCGGATTGATCTCGCGTGAGTGGTATCGATTTTTCTTGAATCTGTTTCAATTGGTTGGCGGTGGTCAAAACACCACGTCGCTGACAGATTTGCAACTTGGTCCTCCCACGGCTCAACAAGAAGACCTAACAGACATCATCATCGACATTGTGGGGCTGCAAACTCAACCCGCATCCGGCACATCTGAGTTACAGGCAACCCTTGACGTTGTGCGACAAGAGTTGCAAACATTACCGTCAGCAGCCGTTGATGAATTGCGCCAGCAACTCGATGTGTTGCGCCAAGATGTCCAGACCCAGCGCCAGCCTGAGTTGGGCAGCATGGCCCCGCTTCAGCAAGACAACGTGCCTTGGCTGACGTTCAACACCGCGCCATCACCCGTGCCTACGGCTGTGGGCAGCATGTACTGGGACGGCGGCTCTACGCTGGGCATTCAAGCCACCGCAAACGTGCTCATCAAAGTCGGTGAGTCTGAGTACGTCTACGTTAAAGCCTCGTCGGCCATCACCAAAGGCCAGCTTTGCTATCACACGGGTGCTGTGGGTGCTTCGGGCGTTATTACTGCCGCGCCTACACCGCTGGGGCTGACCGACCCTAACCAAATTGTTGGCGTGGCCGCTGAGACCATTGCGCTCAACGGGTTTGGCCTGATTCAGATCAGCGGCGACTTGCGTGGCTTCAACACAACAGGCAGCAGCGTCGGTGAGACATGGGCTGACGGTGACCCGTTGTACTACAACCCAAATTTTGTTGGGTCGATGACTAAGGTCAAGCCGACTGCGCCCAGCATCAAATCGTACATCGGCGAGGTCATCAACGCCGCCTCGGCTGGCTCCGGTTCCATGCACATCCGCATCGTGCCAGGCTCTGTGCTGGGCGGCACGGACAGCAACGTGCAGTTTGGCACGCTGGCCAATAGCGACCTGATTCAATACGACAGCACGCTTCAGTATTGGAAAAACGTCGCGCCGTCGTCGATAGTCATTGGCACGGCCACCAACATAGCCGGAGGCGCTGCTGGGTCAGTACCGTATCAGTCCGCTCCCAGCATCACGACGTTTCTGCCGATTGGCACCGCGTTGCAAGTGCTCAAGGTCAACGCGGGTGCTACGGCTCCCGAGTGGGTCAGTGGCGCTGCCTTGACCAAGACCGACGACACCAATGTCACATTGACGCTTGGTGGCACACCGACCACATCGTTGCTGGCTGCTACATCTTTGACACTGGGTTGGACGGGTCAGCTTGCCGTCAGTCGGGGCGGTACGGGTGTGGCTACGGCCACGGCAAATTATGTTTTTGCCGGACCCACTACGGGAAGCGCTGCCGCACCGACCTTTCGTGCCTTGGTTGCTGCCGATATTCCGACGCTGCCGTACCAGCCTACGGCTGCGCCGGTCACCTATACAGCCAACTTTTCCGTGGCTACCACGGATGTTTGGATTATCAACAACAAGTCGGGATCGTCCTGTACAGCCACGCTACCCACGGCGTCCAGCTATTCCGGCAGAGTTTTGCGCTTTCAAAACTATCAGGCGCAAACATTGGTGTCAGCGTCCAGTAATGTTGTGCCCGTGGCTGGAGGTGCCGCGAGCACTTCTATTCTGTTGGCAAGTGCCGGAGATCAATGCACCTTGGTTTCTGACGGAACAAACTGGATAATGACGCAATACATCCCGAACAACGCCCTACTTTTGGAGTAACGCCATGACAGTGACCGTCAAAAACATTGTTCCGGCCAAAACGGTCGAGAACACCCAAACCACCCAGTACACTGCGACTGGTGTGACCACGATCATCGACAAGTTCACCGCGACGAACTACAACACCGCCGCTGCCACAATCAGCGTCAACCTCGTCACGGTCGCCGGATCGGCTGGCAATGCCAACTTGATCACCAAGACCAAAACGCTCCAGCCTGCCGAGGTCTACACATTCCCTGAGTTGGTGGGCCAGGTGCTTAACCCTGGCGACTTCATTTCCACGATTGCTGGCACCGCATCG